TGTACGCAGTTTTTGAGAGGATATATACGGTGGGCTGGCAAAGTTGCGAATTTTGGTTTTTGTACCCGCTTGCGAAAACCTTCAAACGAACATGCCCAACCCTGTCCTCTGTGCCAAAACTGCGTACAAGCGTACAAAACCGTGTTTTTCTGAGTAATATCATGCACTTACGTTGTACTCTTAGAAACTACGTTGGGTACAAAACACACATGCTCGGGAACAAACTCTTGTTGTATCCCCTGTAACTTGTCCTGACAATGTCAGGAGGCTAGGGAGTCCGGCTAAGAACTAAGGCTAGTCATGTGGCTAGGCTAACCGCTTGGGCTAAGGCTTCTCTGTAGGAACTGGTTTCGATGTATAGAACTGGTATCTGTGTAACTGGCTTCGTGGGAACAAAAAACGTCGAGACGAAAAAAGCCCCCACCGAGCATGACCCGATGGGGGCGAGGTTTAGAATTTAAATTCTAGTTGCCTAGGCCCACGTTCCCGACGGAACCGCAACGTATATTGAATCTTGTTACGGATCAGGACGTTGACCCAGTAGAGCATTTGACGCTCCGAGGTGAATTCGCGGACGTCCTCGCAGAGCATGGACACCGACTTAACCGTATAAACAATCATTAGATGACACTCCCATAAAGAGAGGGGGCGACTCGCGCCGCCCCCCGTGAGTCCTGACAATGTCAGGATTAGGTGCGATCAGACCGACCGATCAGTTCGTCGCACAGATCAGGATCGAACGCCGCTTCCACGATGATCGAGCAGAGGGTAGACCATTGATCCTCCGAGACCACCGAGCCTTCGCCGTTATCCTTTTCCCACCGCGCCCGCTTTTTAACACCAGCCTTTTCAAGACCAGCCAGTAGGTCGGCGAAATCCTTATTATTCCCGCCTGACCGCTTCGACTGATCCATACGCCAGCCCCGCGACAACGCCTGATCGATATCATTCTTAATCCAGTCGCGTTGGCCCTGACCCTTACCATCAGGTCGACAACCCGACGCGCCGCCGCGCATCCAAGCCTTCGCCCCGTATGGTGCTTCGACCACGTTAGACAATGACTTGAGATCAACGCCGAGCGCGAACGCCGCCGTGAAAGTATGGTTGGCAACTACGCCCGCGACCGGCTCCCACTTGCGCTTGAGTGATGACCAGATTTTGACCGGCATATACCGATCGGAATCGCCCACCTTCGCCACCGCGATATCGTAGTGGCTGCGCTTTTTAGCCGACTCGGTCGCTTTGTCGCGTAGCACTTTGTCGAGAGCCTTACCGACCTCGGACTCACGATTAAAGACGACCGCGCCGTCCTTCTCGATAGTGGGAACGCCCGCCGCGATACAGAGATCAGCGAACGCCTCACGGAAAGACTCGGTCGCTTTCGCCGAATCAATCTGGACGTCGAGAGCCTGACCCGCGACCGTCTCGCACTTGGCGAGGATGTTAGCCGCGAAAACAGGGTTAACCGACTTCGCCACCGCAGCAGCGACCTTGTTTGACTTAGCCATGACAATTACTCCATTCCTGACAGTGTCAGGACAACCCCGCGCCGTTGACCGCGCAGAACTCGCCACCGATGAGAACACCCCATCGACGACTCTATTATAGCACATCAGATAAACAATGTACAGATGACGGTAGGCAAGAGGGGCGGATTTTGGGCGGCGTAACTCAAGTCCATTACCTTTTCCCATAGTCATACATTGTCTGACTCAAGCCCAGGACAAAGTGCAAAAACTTGGCGCTCTCAGCCCCACCCTACCGCCACCCCCCGCGCTGTGGTTTGACCACCCGCAGCGACCTAATACATTTGAATTCACACAAATCCCCACCACGTTTTCCAAACTCGGTCCAAGCCGACCCCACCCCCCTGTATATAAAAACACCCCCGGTTGTTTATTTGGTTCCATGCCGCGTTTTTTGCTATATATTCTGTACTATGGACGTACCGGTGCTTGTCCCAGACATTGATGAAGCCATGCCGCTGCCCGTTAGCGCAGCCGAAGCCCTGCCTGAGTTATCTCGTGAGCAGGAAATACAAATGCGGGCGAGGACTATTAAATTAATATCTGATCTAACCGGGATAGCTATAACTCCATCGCAAGAAAATATTGACGAAGCTGAAGAGTTAGCGCGTCAAATGATCGACGATCCAAAGAAACGTATTGAATACAGTAAGTATCCAAACGAAACGATGGCTTATTTGGCTGGATTAATTCAGCAAAGTAACTGCGCCCTCGTTGAAGACCTCGCAGAACTAAAAATGTACGTCGTAAATAAGCTTGTTTACGAGATAGAACACGCAAGTTCTACGAAAGAACGCATCACTGCGCTTGCAAAACTAGGCGAAGTAGATGGTGTCGATGCGTTTAAGAAGCGCAGCGAGGTTACGCATCAAATCAAACCTATTGAAGAAGTCGAAAAAGAACTTCTTGAGACAATTAAAACGATTCGGTCGCGTAATTCCGAACCTAAAGCGATTGAAATTCAGCCTGAAGACTACGAAGTGGTAGAAACAGGGCAGGAAAATACGCTGCAATGAGTAACGCAGCGGCTAAATTAACGCTAGAAGACCTCGCAGACCTTGCTCAGCACGCCCTGACCCTGCCCCCTGAAGAAAAACGTAAGAAGTTGGAGCTTATTAAGCTCTATAAAACCAACATTTTGCGTGAATCTGGGAGAAATTCGTTCCTAGACTTCATCGCACATGTGTACCCCGGCTATAAAGTAGGACCACACCACCAAAAACTAGCCCGTATCTTTGAAGATATTGCGGCAGGCAAGAAGAAAAGGGTCATCGTCAACATCGCCCCGCGTCATGGCAAGTCCGAGATGATCAGTTACCTCGCCCCGGCGTGGTTTTTAGGGAAATTCCCGCATAAAAAAGTGATTATGGCGTCTCACACCGCAGATTTGGCGGTGAATTTTGGTCGGAGGGTTCGCAATCTTGTGGGGTCAGACCTTTATCACGACGTTTTCCCGAATGTGGAGCTTCAAGCTGATAGTAAATCTGCTTCTCGGTGGGGTACTAACTTTAATGGTGAGTATTTTGCTATTGGTGTTGGCGGTGCTTTGGCCGGCCGTGGCGCTGATCTCTTCATTATTGACGATCCTCATTCTGAGCAGGACGCGAAGCAAGGCAGACCAGACGTCTTTGATCCGGCGTGGGAGTGGTTCCAGTCAGGCCCAGTCCAGCGACTGATGCCGGGTGGTGCGATCATCGTGGTGATGACGCGCTGGAGTAAGCAGGACTTGACCGGCAAGATCGTCGATCACATGACGAAAGAAGAGGATGCGGATCAGTGGGAATTAGTAGAATTTCCCGCGATTTTGAATGAAAAACCGCTTTGGCCTGACTTTTGGACGATAGAAGAACTACTGGCTAAGAAGGCCAGTATGGATGTGCGGTACTGGCAGGCTCAGTACATGCAGGAGCCGACCTCGGAAGAGGGGGCGCTGATCAAACGTGAGTGGTGGCAGGTGTGGGAGAAAGAGACTCCCCCACAATGTGAATTCATCATCATGGCCCTCGACGCTGCTCAAGAGAAAACGAACCGCTCGGACTACAACGCCCTGCTTACATGGGGCATTTTCTTTAATGAAGAAACAAAGAACCATAACATAATTCTACTTAACTCCATTAAAGAGCGGCTTGAGTTCCCTGAGTTAAAGCAGTTGGTGCTTGAGCAGTACAAAGAGTGGAGTCCCGACAGCTTTATTGTCGAGAAGAAATCTAACGGTGCCGCGCTCTACCAAGAGATGCGGCGTATGGGCGTGCCTCTGATGGAGTTCACGCCCGGTAAAGGTCAAGACAAGATATCCCGTGTAAATGCAGTATCCGATCTCTTTGCCGCTGGTATAGTCTGGATTCCAGACCGCCGCTGGGCTTGGGAGGTTGTGGAGGAATGTAATGACTTTCCAAGCGGTACCCATGACGATCTGGTTGACTCTACTACCCTTGCTCTTCTTCGCTTTAGGCAAGGCGGTTTTGTACGCCTACCTACTGACGAGCCTGAGCCGACACGTTGGTTTAAAAGCCACCGTAATGCGGGCTTTTACTAGGAGAATTTAGATGGCTGTCGATAAAAGTTTAATGCAGGCTCCGACGGGTCTTGAGTCGTTGGCTCCCCCGGAACCTATTGAAATCATGATCGAAGACCCGGAAAGCGTAGCCATTGGTATCGATGGCATGGTCATTGAGATGACCAAGGCTGAACCTCGCGCCGAAGACTTCGACGCCAACCTCGCTGACTTTATGGGCGAGAACGAGTTGCAGAGCCTAGCCTCTGAACTGATTGGGAACTATGAGCAGGATTTGGCAAGCCGCAAAGATTGGCTTGATACGTACGTCAAAGGCTTGAAAATTCTAGGCATTCGCTATGAAGAGCGTACGGAGCCGTGGCCCGGTGCTTGCGGTGTCTTTCATCCACTCCTGATGGAGTCGGCGGTCAAGTTCCAGTCCGAAACGATCATGGAAACCTTCCCTGCGATGGGGCCGGTCAAGACCAAGATTATCGGCAAGGAAACACCGGAGAAGAAAGACGCCTCGATTCGTGTTGCGGATGACATGAATTATCAATTGACTGAGGTGATGAAAGAGTACCGGCCTGAACATGAGAGATTATTGTTGAGTCTGGCTCTGGCGGGTAACGCCTTTAAGAAGGTGTACTTCGATCCGAGCTTGGACCGTCAGGCTGCGGTCTTTATTCCAGCCGAAGACATTATCGTGCCGTACGGCGCAGCCAATCTGGAAACGGCGGATCGTGTTACGCACCGGATGCGTAAAACGAAGAATGAGCTTCGTAAGCTTCAGTACGCGGGGTTCTATCGTGACGTAGACCTTGGCGAGCCGATGCGCGTCATGGACGAGGTAGAGAAGCAGAAAGCAGAAGATCAAGGTTTCTCCGCTAGCATGGATGATCGGTTCCAGTTGCTTGAAATGCACGCGAACCTAGACCTGCCGGGATATCCGGATGTCGATAAAGATAACAACGAGACAGGCATTGCGTTGCCTTACGTGGTGACAATAGAGAAAGGAACTGGGACAGTTTTAGCGATACGTCGCAACTGGCGAGAAGATGATGAACTTAAAGAACGACGACAGCACTTTGTCCATTACGGGTACATACCCGGATTTGGATTTTACTACTTCGGTCTTATTCACCTTATCGGGGGACATAGTAAGGCTGCAACATCGCTCCTTCGCCAACTTGTCGACGCAGGAACCCTTAGTAATCTGCCGGGAGGACTTAAATCTCGAGGACTTAGAATTAAAGGAGACGATACTCCAATCGCTCCGGGAGAATTCCGAGACGTAGATATCCCGTCTGGCGCGATCCGCGACAACATCCTGCCGCTCCCGTACAAGGAGCCGAGCCAGACTTTGTCTATGTTGATGGACAAGATCATTGAAGAGGGTCGCCGTTTCGCTGCGGTGTCGGACCTCAAGATCAGTGACATGTCCTCGCAGGCTCCGGTCGGTACGACCCTCGCTGTATTGGAGCGAGTGCTCAAGGTCATGACTGCGGTGCAGGCTCGCGTGTACTACGCCATGAAGCAGGAGTTCAAACTTCTTGCAGGCATTATCCGAGACAACACTCCGGACGAGTACAGCTACGAGCCTGAAGTTGGGGATCGCAAAGCGAAGAAGGCAGATTACGATGATGTCGATGTCATTCCGGTGTCTGACCCGAACGCGTCAACCATGTCGCAAAAGGTCGTGCAGTACCAAGCGGTTCTTCAACTCTCGCAGACCGCACCTCAACTTTATGATCTTCCGTATTTACATCGCCAGATGATTGAGACGCTTGGCGTTAAGAACGCTGACCGTATTGTTCCAATGCCTGACGATGCTAAACCCCGCGATCCCATCACCGAAAACATGGACGTGATGACGGGTAAACCGCTCAAAGCGTTTATGTACCAAGATCACGAGGCGCATATCGCCACGCACATGGCGCTTGGGCAAGACCCCAAAATTGCCCAACTTATCGGGCAAAACCCAATGGCTCAGCAGATCACTGCTGCACTTCAGGCGCATATTATGGAACACGTGGCCTTCCAGTATCGCCGTGAGATTGAGAAACAGCTTGGCGCGGCGTTGCCGCCCTTGCCGCAAGATGATAGAGAAGAATACGACCTGCCGCCTGAGTTCGAGGCGCAGTTGTCGCAGTTGGCAGCAGCAGCCGCTGCACGGGTACTACAGAAAGATCAGGCTGAAGTTCAGATGCAGCAGGCCCAGCAGCAGGCTCAAGACCCGCTCGTACAGATGCAGATGATGGACCTCCAGATCAAGCAACTTCAGGCACAAACCAAAGCTCAGCAGATGCAGATCGAGGCTCAGATTCAGCAAGCCGAAATTTCTCGCAAACAGCAGAAGGACATTATCGACGCAGCGGCCAAGGCCGACGAGTTGGAACTTCGCAAGGCAGAAATCTCTGGGCGTCAGCAGCTTGAAGCCGCACGGCTTGGCGTGGACATCCAGAAGGACAAAGCCGCGTTGTCAGCCAAACAACAGATCGAAGGTGTTCGACTTGGACTTGATATTGGCAAGGCTCGGGACGCCGCGGACATGCAGCGACAGGCTGCACAGCAAAGAACGGAGAAACCGCAACAGGAGGAGTAAATGTCTTATTCAAACGCTCTGGAATACCTTGAGACCAAACTCAAGGAGGAGCGCGTGTTGATTGTGGAAAACCTAATCCAAGGCAAATTGGATGAAGGTGAGTA